ATTTTCAAGCACGCCGCGCTTTTATATTGGGCCAAAGTAGGCGAAGCACTAACCGCCCCGGCGCTTGCAATAGTAGTAGTGCCCGGTGTAACTGCAGAAATTGTGCAAGTTCCAGCGCCAATACTTACTACGGTCAAAACGGTGCCATTTGGATAAGCAACGCTGGCGTCGGTAGGAATCTTAAAAGCTATTGCAGTTGCCTTATTCATAACTATTAAGCTTTGATAAGAATCATCTAATACTGCGGTATAGTCGGCAGTTTTTGTGCTCGGATCAAAAGTTACTAGCGCGTTCATTTCTGCGGCCGCCAAAACGTCGCCAGTGGAATAAGGAAAGCCTGTAATTCCCATTTTCTTTCTCCTATCAGTAAGCCAAAACGGATTGACGATTTGGGTCGCCTATAACTCCGTAGATGGTCGAGTTTAATATAAACGACCCTACGATAGGTTCGCTGGTCGTGATTGCTACTTTCCAAGTGTTGACATCTATTTCGTGATCTATGCCCATCACCTGCAAAGTTTTTGTTATGGTCGAAAAGCCCGTAGCCGTCGCCTGGGCCTCATTGGTTATTTGAACGGTGTGGAAATAGTCCAGGGTAAGGGCGGCTAATATGCCGTCGTTATAGTCCGGGGTGCTTAAATCTAAAGTTATGCCACTTATACGGATGCTCGTAAAGGCTCTAGCGGCTACATAGTTCCGGGCAATATTGAGCGCATCGGCGTCAGTTTTGGCCAGCACGTTTTCTTGGGTAATTGTGTGCGGAAAGTAAGTAGCCACGCTTTCGGCGTCATATACTGATGCCATGGCACCGCCAATATTTTGTATATTGGCTTCATTTATAATTAATTTATCATCCAAATCGAACGAAATTCCAGCGTAGTCAATAGCCGAGCCATCGTTATTAAATATGGTCGGGTTTTGACCTGACAAGCTCATTAAATCGCCCCGGCTTCTAAATACTGCCGATCCTTGAACCGAGCAATAGAAAGCGCCCTGTTCCGTGAATTCAACCATTTGCAAAGCTTGTAGGGCAGTCCTGTTGGTGCCTGGGTCATTCTGGCAAATTGTTTCAGTGCCGCCAGTAGCCACGATGCGCATCGAGCTAGGCCAGGAAATAGTATCCAAAATTTTATTAATTCTAGTCCCGGTATCTTGCCCATCTGCCGCCCCGGTAACGCCAGCGATATTGGCAAGATTAAATAGGCGAAACGCATCCGAGCACTCCAGGTCGACATAACCTATAACCTGGTCGGCTCTAGGGTAAGTATATTTATAGGCAGTGGTATAACCGCTATAAATGTAATACTCGACGCCGTTATAGACGGCGGTAACTTGAACCTTCCGTAGTGGTAAAAGCTTGCCGAACAGTGGACTTAGTGTGTTTTGCGGATTCCAGTAACCATCCGGATCTAATATGCGAACTGTTGCCGTCTGCACTTCAAAGCTATCCTGAATTAAGTTGTAACCGCCCTTGGTGCTTATCTTTGTTACTTGGGCCGATACATCAATAATATCTGCCGGGTTATCGGCTAATACGTTTGTGCCTAGAATTCCATGCTCGGTAGAGTCCAAGGTAAATGGATAGCCAAAAACTGGACCATCCGTAAAATTTACTATTACTTTTACTTGCGGAAGGTAAGCCATTTAGCCACCTATTTTATTTATTCGACTTGTGCCTACAATAATTCCAGAAGCCGTGGTGTTTTGTTGTCCCGAAGTTACGGCGCCAGTTAGGGTATTTGCATCAAGCATTACGTTAATAACTGCATTTTGGAAAGCGTTATCGCTATACCGCCCGGTGCTTTGTTCTCTACGCATAAAATCGTCAATATAATCAGCGCCGCCGATAGTAGTTGCATTACTACCATTCTTTAAAGACTCTAAAAATTTTCTAGTTTCTTCAAAAGCGTCATCGTAAGATGTATCTATTGCATCAAGTTCGGCCGCGGCGGCATCCTGGCTTAGAAGTTGTGAGCTTGTAAGCGCAACGCCACTTACTTTGGCTAATTCCTTTTGTAAATCAATAAGGCTTTTAATTACTGTTTCAATAGACCCGTTCCATCCTCGAAGCGGATCTATGCCACCAAGGGTTAAAGCATCTAATTGGGTGGCAATAATTTTTTGAGATAACTTTAATGCTGCATCCGAGTTTTCATTTAGTAAAGCCTGTTGCAAAAGTAAGCGATCCTTTTCGCCCTGGGATATGTTATTTAGCAACGCCGCCAGAATTTGTGCCTGGTCAATATCTAATACTTTACCTGCGGCATTTAGTATTGCATTTGCTTTATCGGCTTTTAATTTATCTGCCGATGCTTTGGCTGCTTTTTTGGCCGCATCTGCCTTTTTCTTTTCCTCTGCGGCAAGCTTCTTGGCCAGTGCCAGCGCTTTTTTATCCTGTGCTAATTTGGCATAACCTATCTGGGCTGGCTCTGGCGATGCACCCATAAAGCTTGCAGTTTTTAATCTCTTATCTTTTCCTAAATTGGCAATAAGGTTTATACCGGAAATGGAGTTACTAATTTCTAGTAATTCGGCAAAGAAACCAGCGCCGGGCAAACCTCTTAATTTTGCGCTAATGACTCCTATGCCACCAATAATGTCTGCTATGTATTGGGCTGAATCGCGCATGAGATCTGCAAACTGTGTAGCCGAGCCGTTTTCGCCTACTACATCCGCAAACGCATCTACGAAACCTTTACCGATAATCTCTTGGACATCTGTTAAAGCCGCTTTAAGTATCCGCACTTGACCAGCGTAGGTATCAGCCGCGGCCAAAGCCGAGCCGCCAAAGTTCTTATTTAATTTTTCTTGGATAGCGTTAAAGTCGCCAGCCGCTATTTCGGCTTTAGATATGCCAGCGCCTAATCTTGATACTGCGGTGTAATTACCTAAATAGGCACGACTAAGAGCCGTTGAGACGCTAGATAACGACTTTCCGGTTGCTTGGCTGACATCCAGCGCGGTGTTTAATAAGTCTTGGGCCTTTGTGTAATCCCCAGTGGCCACGGCCAACGATTGAAATGCCGGGCGAAGCTGATCGTCTAGGACTCCGGTGGTGTCTTGTAAGCCTTGAATGTAACCAGATAGCACGTTTGAATCAAAATAAATGCCTAAGTTTGTAAGGGTTTTTTCTAATTGCTTGGCCGCGGCATCGTCGGCTAAAAATGCCTTAACCGACTGCCTACTAAATCTTTCAATTGCCGCAACGCTGACTACTCCGGCAATACTTTTAGCCAATTTGTTAAATGATGATTCAGCCTGTTTTACGCTTTTAGTCCCGGTAAATTCCGTAATAATGTCAATAAAGACTTTAGAAGTGTTATTAGCCATTATGCCGCGTTCTTCCAGCCGCCAGCCATAACGGCCTTTGTAAAGCGCTCTGTGGTGCTATCTATGGCCGCTAAGACTGCCTTGGTAGCCTTCTGGTTATCTTCATACCAAGCCCGGTAAATCAAACGGCCGCGTAGTCGGCCTTCACCTTTTAGCTGAGAATTAGAATTAAGGGCCAGGTTAAAGTGATAACCAGCATCGGGGTTACTTGATTTAGATCGTGGTGAGCCGTCAAAATTAACCCGGCCAGCCCATTCATAAATAGAACCTGCTCTGGTTTCGTTAATGATTTTATAAAGAGCCGTAAAGCCCTTTGCATTTGGCCTAGATTTACGCAGTGAATACTTAATGCCCGAACGCACTTCGCTAGCGTTATATTTTGGAAATTTGCCTACTCTGAAAGCCGAGTTGCCAGCGCTGATTTGTCTGCCGCGGCCGCCAAAAGTCCAGCCAGATAGGCCAGGAATTCTAGGGGTCGCGTAGGACCGGGCGGTTTTGACTACTGGCTTGAGAACGGAACGGATATTTTTAGTTAGCTCTTTGTCTAAGTCCGGTGCCAATTTGCGCATGCCTTTGCGGACTTCGATGAAGCCCTTAACCTTTACTGGCACGTTTCACCGCCTTCGCTCTGTCGCTTAAAACCATAAGCATCGCATCTATCATTCTTCGATCTAATGCAAGTAAATCATTTGGCGCAATTCCGGTTTCTACCGCCAGGGCGGCAATTAGATAAGTTACGGAATTACGCTCTATTCGTTTGGGGCTTCGTCGTCTACTATCTCTACTTTTTCTAAGGTATCGATAAACTCGGCGCCGAAAGTTTTAATGGTGCCCCATTCTGGATTTCGGCGACAAGCTTCCCAGGCAAGCCAAAAGACATCTGTCTGCTTCTGCTCTGTGGTGAAGGCCTTTGCAAAGCCCATGCCCTTCCACATTTCAAACGCATATTCGATGCTAGGGGTTATCTTTTGATCGATAACCTTGCCATCTGTTTTATAGATTTTTATCCTTGCCATTTTGCACCCTTTTCTTTAGTTAGTTTTTACCAGGTTCCAGATGTTGTTTGAACGATTGTGCTGTTGCAAGTAAAGGACAACGAGCTAGAACTCATCTCACCTGCGGCACCTGCGATTGGTGTTAGGTTGTTAATGAGAATAGAAACTGTATATAGCGGATTTGTAGCGCTAATAGTGGTTCCTGGTCCCGGCACAAGCTTTGCGGTTACTGTTGTATAAATAGCGCTTTGAAGTGTTGCGCATACGTTTGCCGCCGCGAAGTCGTTTAGAAATTCCAAATCTAGCGTGCCAGTTTGTAGCCCGGCTACATATTTTCTGGATGAGTCGCCAAGTGAAGTAATTTCCAGTTCGTCTGCGGATTGCGTTAACGTGGCTGACGTTACGTGGTCAGTAATGTCTATTGCATTGATTTTAACCGATGCGGCATTTAGGAATACGGCCATTTAGTTTTCCTCTTCTTTCTGGGCTGGTTGGGATTTAGGGGTTTCTGTTACTTGGCCTATCTTCTTTAGGAAAGCCAAATTTTCTGCGGTTGTATCTGACATTTTTAACTCCATTCGGTTACGATTGATACGGATAACTCTGCACTTAACATCTGGCCCTGCTCTAGTCCAAGCACCACTGGCGCCGCCATATTGCTTACCCGATAGTTAAGATTTGAGTCTGCTAATTTATTTACTACTGCCACCATAAATTCTTCTATGTCTACCAAATTTGCTTGGTTATCAAACATGGGAACGACCATTACTATTTTAAAATTTGCAGTCGGTCCTACGGTGTCGTATTTATTATTGCTAAAAGTAAAATACTCATCGTCGGGCTGAATATAAACACTGTT